TAGTATCAATACCACTAATCCTTGCGTTTACCGGGCATGAAGAAATTGTCATGCGTGGATTTGAAGCGCTTGAGAAGATGCCAGACTTTTATAAGACCGCCGTAGGTGTAGTGTTCGCGGCCAGCTTTGGCATCCAATCAATTAAAAACATGATGAAGAAATGAAAATCGCCATCGTCATTGTTGTGATATTGAATCTAAATGGAGAAGTAGATCACAAGACTACAATAGAAAAAGAGTGTCCAGACATAAACGTCATAGCAACTAAACTAGAACAGATGAAAGAAGCTGGTGCGATACTAGATTATGGTGCGGCTTGTTTACCAGCACAATTCAATGAACAGAGATAAAAATGATATATAGACTTTCAGGTAGATCAATCGACAGATTAGAAGGCATAGACCCTAGACTTAGCCAAGTAGTACACGAGGCTATTGAAGTTACCAACATAGACTTTGGTGTGACTTGCGGCTTGAGAACAGAGATCGAACAGCGCGAGCTGGTAGATATTGGCGCAAGCAAGACCATGAAAAGTAAACATCTGACAGGTCATGCGGTTGATCTAGTGGCATACATCAATGGTCGTGTGTGCTGGGAGCTGAATGTATATGATGACATTGCAGAGGCGATGCGATCATCTGCATTTAATGTTGGGTTGCCGATCCGATGGGGTGCGGCATGGAATATTCCTGACATTACACAATGGGAAGGTTCAATGGAATCTGCCATGAATCATTATATTGACACGCGCAGAAGTGAAGGCAAGCGGCCATTTATTGATGCGCCACACTTTGAGATAAACGAATGAAACAAGGTTTATATGCAAACATACACGCTAAAAGAAAGCGTATAGCAGAAGGTTCTGGCGAGAAAATGAGAAAGCCGGGTAGTAAGGGAGCGCCAACTGATAAAGCATTCAGAAAGGCGGCAATGACTAGAATGAAAAAGGGGTAAGATTATGCCAATGGGAAAAGGTACATATGGCAATCAAGTCGGTAGACCATCTAAATCAGACATGAAAGATCAACGTATGAAAAAGATGGCCATCGACAAGATGAAGAAAAACAAAAGGAAGGTTTAATCATGGCATTACCAGCGATACCAGTAGTAGTTAGTTTGCTTGTTAGCAGGGGAACACAAGCCGCAGTCAAAAAGTATGGAAAGCAGGTGGTCGAGAAAGCATTGCAAGCGATGAATAGACAGATCAATCCTAGCAAAGTGAAAACGGCGGCAGGAAAGGTGGGCAAAGGTACTGGCAGAGAGCCGGGGCCAATAAGAGTGGACAGGCAAGGTAAGGAGTTTGCAGTCTTTGGTAGAGAAGTTATCAAAGCGTACACAAATCAGGCAAGAAACAAGGGTTTTGCCATTGGCACAGTAGCAGGGATCGCCGCTAGTGGTCGTTCTGGTCAAAGTGATGATGATGGAAAGCAAGCAAAGATAGATGAGCTGAAAGAAAAAAATAAAAAGCTCAATCAGCAAGCCGCCGCCAGAATGGAAAAAGATAAACAGCGCCAAGCCAGAAGCAATACAGCAAACATGAGGCAAAGCAGAGAAAAGATGGGTGGAAGATAGGGCGCAGATAAACTACGCCCGGTAGGTTAAACAGTAGGATCGCCTTCGAATATCTCAAGGATTGGTGCAGTCGCGTGGGATGACTGAAAGTCTGCAAACGTAGAGACTATCAGCATATCCCCGGTTGATGCTATGACTGCATCGTGTCCCTTCCTCGATAACATATCAGCATATTCTACTGCGATCTCATGGGATTCAGTGATAATCCCATCGTAACTTGTTGTCTCAAAAAATCGTGATTGCACCTTTATATCCTCCAGCTCGCTTAATCCAGCCCCTTTCTTCTAATCGCTTTAAGTGTACCTGAATTGCAGGCTGAGATACGCCTAATTTTTTGGCTATCGCTCTACTGGAAGGAATATATCCTTGTAGCTCGTGAGTGCTTTTTAAGATGTTATAGACTTCTCTTTGTCTTTCTGTGAGTCCTTTGCGTACCATGATCTACTCCATATGCTCAATTAGTGACAAGTAGTAGTCTTTCATTCTTTCTTGATCGCCTTGATCTAAGCCTGACAAGACTTGCTCATTCTTGAGTCGCACATCTGCCATCGCAGTTACTTTCTTGTCGTGCGGCAACTTCTTAGACTGAGACATACGCACCATCAGATTCTTAAATCCATTCATCCAATCGGTGACAGTCTTAAACTCGCCAGCTTCTTCACCATTCCAATGAAATAACTTATATGGCTGAGGCCCGGATTTAATAGCTTCTTTAACCATAGCTAGATGATCGGGCTTTGCTTCGCTTTCTGGTTCAGCGTCAACCACCACAGTATCACCATAATCATCGGTCACTTCTTTAGATTCCAATGCAGGCGCAGGCTTTTCTACCTGATCTAGTGGATTAACGACTTTAGGCGGCTTCTGAGCGGCTTTATTGTCTGAAGGGTAGTCCTGAGCCTCCTCGGCAGTAATAACGCCTTTAAGAGCATCTGGGAAAGCGTCACGCAGGGCAAAGCCTCTAGCACGCATCATCAACATACGATCCGCATACTGAGTCCAAGGCCCTTTACGGCCCCATAATCCAGCACGCTTGGCATCATCAACTGAGAATGTGCGCTCGGTTTCCTCAATTTCATTCCCATATTTACGCTTAACTAGGCAATGCGCCACACGCTGATCGCCTTCGCCTTTGATGGTTTCAGATACGCCAGCACATCGGCTGTCATTCTTTACTAGGGCAAGCGCGGCATCACCATAGACACTAGGTTTGCCATTGATAACTGCGATATTCTGCAATGCTTGTAGTGGCGGCAGACCAACTTCATAGCCCCATTGGACTGCGACTAAAACATCTTGTGGTTTATTTTTGTATTGCTGAGGCACAAGCCCGGATGATGCAAGCATCTTGCTAAACTCCATCGCTTCTTGCATGTTTTGTGGTGCTAATGTAGGTAAACTCATCGTTTTTTGCTCCAAGGGTTATTTACTTCAAATTTTTTTTCAATTTTGTTTAGGTAACTACGTTTTGGGTGTTTAAACATCCATTCTTCAAGATCGCTGACTGTATAAACCACAGATTTTGATCCTTCGATAACATGATACTTCGGGCCTCGGCCATTGCGCTTTAATTCCCTAAAACTTTTTGGGTTGTAATTGCAATATTCAGCCGCCGCCGCAGGACTCAACAATCTCACTGCTCGATCTCCTTTATTGTTATAGATTTTTGACGTACCGCATAACCATCTTTAGCAGGCTCTAATTCATGCTCACAATTCGGACACAACTTTGCAGGCTTGCCCTTGTAATTACGCATAGGCCAACTAATCTTGATGTCAGTATCAAAGCCCTGAATGATGCCGCTTGAATGCTGGCCAAGCTCCTCCATCAATCGCATGGCTTCACGTTGTCTTACTTCTTCTGCGGCCTTGATTGCGGCTTGCGCTTCTTTATAGTTATTCACGCTATCCATCAATGAGGTTGCCAACTGGATAGATTCTTCTGTTGGCTCCGGGTACAACTTGCCGACTTCTTCAATCGTGATAGGATCGGGGTATGTTCCATCGGCCATGTGTTTCTCGAATGATTCAACGCCAGAAGCGATTGTGGCCTGAGTGGCTTCGTGTTCATCGAAAACGTGAATATGTAAATCTCTGCCGCCGTAGCAAGTGAACAAGATGCCATGCTTCGCTTGGTGACACATCATGCCGACTTGCAACTGGATCGGGCCTCGATATAGCGGTGGATCATTGGGATCAGGGTGCATAGATGTAAACTTGGCTTCAAGAATACAAAGCCCATTCAATGTTGTTTCGCCATCCTCGTTCATTACATAGATATTTTTCTGCGGATTCGTGCGAATTTTCACGTTATCAAGCAGAATCAATCCATCATCTGAATAGTAAAGCTCCATATCTGGATGCTTCTTGGCTAAATATGTGGTGTCGTGATCCGGGTGATCCTCATAACTGAACATATCCCTTGGATCAAGGCCAAGCGCACGCAATCCGCGTTCTAAAATGACAGGCTCAACGGCTGATCCGATGTCGATCTGCAATGAGTCCAGCTCTTTGCGTTCAGACCGGGCATTGTCCAGCGCATCAAATGGTGTTTGATATGGATTATAGCCAAGCCATGTGGCCACAACTGACCCGGATAAATGATTATCTGGTGAATGTTTCATGTTTTTCCTCGTTGTTGGTGTTTTGTGTACCTTGTGTAGCAACCATAAATTGATATTATGGGCTTGTTTCTATCTATACATTCGCATGATCGAATAGGAAACTCCTCGTTGCTACCGCCTCTATCCGATGGGGGCGGTTTTTTTATCCCCCACCTGATAACCTAACAATAATATATCTGAATGCAATGTGCAATCACTTTATGAGTGTAATGCTTCGCTATGCTTCGTTTTGTGTCGAATCTGGGCCATTTAATAGTTATATGTTAGATAATCTAATACTTAACTGTTAGATGTTAGATGTTGACTGCAATGCTTCGCTATGCTTCGCCAAGCGCAAATGCTTCGCTATGCTTCGCTTTAGGGTGGGAAAAAAATAGAAAAAATTGACGCAGTGAAAGCCGTTTTGAGGCGCGAAAATATGAACATATAGAAAAGTATAGGCGAGCATTAAAAGCCGCTTAAAACGCAATACAAGCGCACAGACACAAA